AAGTTTGCATGAAAAGAGAAAACAATCAAAGACTAAGTATAGGAGGGAAAATGTTAACAATTCCACAGACTATGTGGAAAAGTATAAACAATCACCCTATAATCCGCATCCCCCCGCTAACAACAACTAACCCCCTAATTACATGTCTAAAGTATCAACAATTCAGACTAATCCCCCTGTTAATGTTAAAACATGGGAAACACGTAAAAAGTACTATTGGGCATACGATTATCCAGGTAATAGTAAGAACGGACCATTCAAATCTGAGAAGTTAGCATTACTTGATGCAACGCAATTCTCATCGGATAGTTAACACATAGGGGACACACAGTTATTAACAATTAGTGGGTGTATGTGTAGGTACTAATTAACATTTAGTACCATATGTACATGCACTAATTAACAAGAACTGTATATTCACTAAATGTTATATAAGCAGTAAATAAGTTTTCGAGTTTGTGTAACCTACAAAAGTATAGGATCGAGAGAGATATATAAAAATTTTCCAATATAAAAAATTCCCCCATAGGTTTTTTCAGTGTCAGAGTTTAATCAAAATCCAGTAGAGATCGCCCAAGAGAAGTTAGAAGAAGAATTCGCAGACCTCATTGGGATCCCTTGGTCTGGTAGGAGATATCCAGGTTGCTATAAGATAGTCCAGAAATATGCCCAGACACGTCTAGGAAGGTCACTGAAGGACTTCTCAGGATTATATACATCCTTCATGGATGATGCTGTGAGTGAAGAGGATGGGGTTTGGATAGACAGACCTACATGGGGAGAGGACTGGGATATGTCTATCTTACAGAAGTCAGACCTTCTACTGTTTAAGGTATATGACACAGAGATGGGAGACGTAGAGAAATTTAATAAGAGAGCACCTAATCATGGAGCAGTTTACCTAGGTGATGGGTGGATGCTTCACCAGTTATGGCAACAAGACTCATGTATTGTGAGACTTGATAAACATTATCGTATATGTTGTGTAGGTATAGTGAGGGAAAATGCTACATAAAGCAGATATACAAGTTAAATATGAAATGAAACGTTTCACACTAAGAATAGAAGAAGATGACTATGGGGAGAATTATATACATATCCCTGATGATGTTATGAGAGAATGTGGTTGGGATATAGGTACTATGCTAGAATATGAGGAAGAGACTGACGGATCAGTCATATTGCATAAAGTCGAAGAATGAAGTATAATCAAATATGTTTAACGCTATTAGTTATTATTAACTTAATCAATTTGATAAAAAATTAGCGTCTGAAAAAAATCGAAAAAATCGTCGTGGAAACTCCAAAGTTTAATAGTGATGAGGAATTCTTTGCTTGGACATTTGAAAAAATTAGCGAGGCAATCACAAACCTTACCAAAAGATTAGAGCAAGTAGAAGGGGGACTAATGAAAATACCTCCTCCTGGTGCTGATATGATAAAGTATAAACCTCCTGGTAGTCCAACCTACTTGAATATGAAGGAGTTGTTGGATACTATGTTTGCTACGCTAAATCATCTAGAGAACAGACTAAATAAGATAGAAGAAAAATTAAGTGACTAATGCCTGCCTATATTCAGGAAACTGGTAGGAGCTACCCCAATCCTATTAAGGGTGGCGGTTTCAATCAGAATTTTAAAAGACCTAGTAGTGGTAATTACAGGACTTCATCTGACTATCCAGGTGTAGGTACTAGTATGGCGTACGCTATTACCTTTGAGGATGGTGGTCCTGGTAGTCTCCCTATGGGAAAGGACGTAGTGCATTACATTGGTGATGAAGAGCCAACTAATGTAAATGCTAGTGGAAACGAAAGAGTAGGTATATACAGGTTTTATAGGGCAGCAAAGGATGATCACAAGTATAGTCGTGATCCTCAGTTAATGAAGAGAGACTTCGGTTGCGAAAACGAGAGTTGGAAACGTGCTGCTTCTGGTTATAACCCTGAACCTAGGAGTGGTAAACCTGTCTTCTATATTATGATTGCACAGGTAACTAATAGTATACCCCTTAAAGCATATTACTCTTATTGGCCCGATGATACACAGTTATGTGCTGGTACAAACGTCCCTACTGGATTAAATGGGGTAGGTTGTGGTAGAAACTTATATAAGGAAGTAGACACTCTAGGGTATGTCTTTGCTACAGAGGCAGAAGCACAAGCATATTGCTCACCTGGTGAGACTCCAGCACCTATCTATGAGTATCTACATGGAGACCCTGATCATTTCTATACTATAGACCCTTCTAGGGAAGTAAACTTAGCAGACAATAGTCCTATTCCACCAGCAGAAGCATTTGGAAAGGAATACACCTACTTGGGTATTATAGGATGGGGATTTAAGACACGTGCATTAGATAGTCCAACTGATCTCATCCTTGATATTGGTAAGATTGGACCTACTGGACAGTCTATTAACAAGAGTGGTTGGTATGACTACACTGATGATGATCAATTCTCCTATGGTGAATCTGGATTTGGGTCAGGTGGATGGTCTGAATTCATGTATAGGCAGATGCGTGACTCTTCTGGTAATAGTGTAGAAGGTCCACCTAATGTTAATGGTTGGGGATGGCCTGATAACGTAGATATATTAGATAACGAAGCACTATTCGAGTGGTCATATGGTCTGAGTGGTGCTGTAAAGGGTGCTGTACCTCGCTTCCTTGGATTCGAGGACATGTATGACTCTCAGTTTGTATTCTATCTGTATGATACGACTTATCCTTGGAATGGTCCTATATTCTCCTCACAGTATATCATTAGTAATGCGAAGTGTTGTCCTAATACTACTGACCCAGAGGGTTGTCCACAGTGTCAACCAGTATGGACGTACCATTCTCACTTCTATGAGATTAATTCAGATGTGTGGAATACTACTAAGACTAAACTATCCATCCATGATGCTAGTAGTGCTGGTGTAAACGAATCATTCTGGACTGTAGATACTACTACTCCTATCATATTCTTCCGTTACTTAACACGGACTGGTGACTTTGGTCCAGGTGAGAAGATTAATGGTTGGGATGTAGTATCTGTGTATTACTTCGGTGATGAGCTCAAGTGCGGTATCATGGAGTTGACATGGGATAACAGTAGAGACAATTTATGGTATGTTAACCCTGCTTGTATAGCATGGCGGTTAACTACAGTAGGTGCTGTGGAGATAACTACCTCACTTGCGGAGAAAGGGTCATGGGTTGCGATAGGTGCACCCAATAATCCCGCAGTGCCTTGGTCACAGTTGATGAAGGATTACAGTATATACCCAGTTAAACCCGCAGACGACGCAGAAGATCCACATCTAGGCACATGGCAAGTGCATACTGCGACAGTTACTATACCTAGTAACGGAGACTACTCCCTAGCAATAGAATCAGATAACTATGGATACCTTAAGATCACTGACTCTAGTAACAATGTCCTTATAGATCAGGAGATTGCTTACGCTAGTGGTATGGGTACTCAGATATTCCCTATGACACTCGCAGCAGGTAATTACACCATAGAGACTAGAGTTAAGAATATTCAAAGGACTACAGAGCCTGCTGCATTTACATATCAGGAAGAGTTTCTTTCATCAGGAGATCAAGGTAGGGCACAGATACTTGCGGGTTATGGTATACCTAATAAGTCTGCATTCTGTGGCACATATGAATTCCCTAAGAAGATCTCCTATTGGAAAGTAGAGATAGATCCTAAAGCACTCATACCACGACGCACTATGGATGAGGCAAAGCTAGAGGCAGTAGTGGGTGATGACGGAGAGATTAAAGCAGTTGTTATTATCAATGGTGGTAGAGGGTACGTAAACCCAACTATACAGGTTATGGATCCGCAAGGACTGGATGACTTCTCCCCTAATGATAGTGCAGACTTCATGGCAGATAAGTTAGGAATGGATCCTAATGCAGAGAAGGCAATAGCAGACCCTGATAAGGAAGACCAGTCTTTGTCTACACAGGACATGAAGTCAATATCAAGGGTGTGGCAGTCCTCTACAGAGGCAGTAGATGCAGAGGATAAGAATAAGGATGTATACAGACTGAAGAGAGCAGAGGTGGAGATATCCCAGTTAGATGATGAGGGTATTATCAGAGCAGTGCGTGTCGTAGATCCTGGTGCGGGTTACAGTCAGGCAAATACTGTATTAGTGCATGTAGTAGATCCTGAGATAATAGAGTATGAGGGTGTGCGTGATAAGGACGGTAACTTCCAAGCTGGCGGTAAGGAGATGGAGGAAACCGCAGAGAATATGGATAAGGCATGGGATCATACCTTTGAGAAGAGGGATGTAGTGTATGGTGTGAGGGAAGAGGCAACTATGGATGATTACTCCATGCAACCCCTATCCTCCAATATGGATCCTATGACTAGGGATATAGTTAAGCAGTCTATGAGTCACTCATCTGATATGCCAGCTAACAATGCTACTCAGGTTTCTGTAACAGTCCCAGATAGTTACATAAGAGCAGCAGGTGATGGTATAGATGATGATATAACTAAACTTTGCTTCAATCTACCAGCAGAGTGTGTTGAGGTTAATGGTACTGCCAATATGAAGGCAGGTATGCCAGATGCAAAGAATTTAGAATACGTTACTGCTAATGACTCTGGTGTGACTGAATTCCAAGATGGTGCACTAGGGTACGCATTACAGGGTGTGGATCAGGCAGATACCTTTGGTGCCAACATGTCTCACTTATATGGTCCTTTTGGACAGAAGCAGTGTATAGAGGTTGCACAACCAAAACTGTATAATATTACTAGATGGTTTGATATGCCTTGTGCATACTTGGATACTAATGAGGATGGGGAGCGTAAAGCATTCGGATGGTTACCCTATAAGTATTGTGCTTCTAAGGAAAAGGAAGCAACATTCCGTGTGTCTATGGAGATAGAGGGATATGTTGGTGGTAGTCAGGGACCAGCATTTATGGACTTCCTTAAGAATATGCCAGTGCCTTTCTTACAAGCGAAGAGACCCATAACTACTAATGCTGGAGAGAAAACATGGAAGTGTAAGAGAAGTAGTATAGATGGTAGATGTTACAGAGATCCTCAAGATCCTGGTAACATGGTCTTTGTTCCTGTGGGGTTAGATGAAAACACTTACGACTACAATAGATCTAACTATACAGAGCTGGAACAATTGCAGATGTGGGCAGGTAGTAATATCAGTAGTAATGCAGCAGTGCAGACATGGTTAGGTCATCCTACTGCTGGTGACCCAGCAGGTACACCGCACTCTGTAGATTATACTGCTATAACCGTGGCAAGTTGTACCAATGGTGTACCACCCAATGAGTGTTGGGATACATACGTGCGGAATGTTAATGCATCAGATGGACCTCTCACTGTGTATAGTGGTTATGATGCTAATGGTAATGGACAATCAGGATCAACATTCTGTGGTACTAGTGAATTGTATGATTCCTGTGCTGCATTAGATAAATGTATGGATGCTTCTATTGCTATTAACCCACAGAGAATAACTGGTTCTGGTGCAAGTGCCAGAATGAATATGGGATCTTATAATGGTGTCATGGCAGTTAGGAATTATCTGTCTGGTGGAGTGATAGCACTAGGAAGAGCATTGAGGAATTATGGTAACCCATACTTCGATGAATGTAGTGAAGAGAATTCATGGACGGATGGTGAAACACTTAATGATATAATTTTCCCTAAGAGGTTATAATGGCATTTGGAGCACTATTACCAGTATCATCTCTAAACGGACTACCTTGTAGTGGTCATGGATTGTGCATACCATCCACTATCCACTCTGTACAAGCGTGTGGCACCCCTCCAATCCCCTACAGCATAACCATTAAGGAATATACGTGTTGGTGGCCCCCTCAACCCCTAATTCCTATATTCCCTGTTACTCCCTATAGGGCAACTGTGCTAGTAAATCGTATTCCTATCATGTTACATGGGGATACCTTCACTCCACATATAGCGGTATGTACTAATATTGTTGTTTATATGTGTCCTTGTGGTAAAGCGATGTGTCCAACCCCTACTCCTATCCCTTGTAGCACCCTTACAATCGAAGATGGAGGTGGTGTAGGACATACTAGAATTCTTATGGCAACAACTTTAACAGTATTTGCTTTGAAATTACCAATTGCTCGTATCCTAGACCCTCTAGGTGTTGGTTTTTCAGGATTTAGTTACCCTTGTTCATCTGTGGTTGCCTGGGGGCATGCAACTGTGCTATCATCATAGTATTTTAGCTAATAAAAATGGCATTATATACCTCAGACGGTGGTTATCAGTCTCCTCCAGCAAAAAAATCAAGGCAAGGAAACTCAAAAAACACTAAATTGAGTGCTACTTCACGTAACGGAAGACGAAAGAGATATAGGGGTCAAGGAAAATAGTCGGGAAACCCTATAAATAAAAGATATAACGCTAAATATCTTGAAAAGGTAGACAAGAATGCCTGCTTATAGGTTCAGATCTGAGAAATATGTCAGTAGAGGGTTTAAAGACTTAGCAATTTCGTTTAATGCTAACCCTTCTACTGGAGATTTTGGTGTGGTTAAGAATGAGAATGCTATAAAGCAATCTGTTCGTAACCTCATTTTAACTATGTTCGGTGAAAGACCCTTTCAACCTTCGATTGGGTCAAGAGTTAAGATGCTTTTGTTTGAACCATGGGATCCATTCGCAGTTGATACCATAAAAAGTGAGATATTCAACGTCATTAAACGACTAGAACCACGTGTTAGATGCACTGGAGTCGGACTTCGTGATGAATCTGATATAAATTCAGTCCATATTTCGATAGATTACACTATTGTTGGTCAACAAGAAGTGCAGAATATCGATTTTCTACTAGAAAAGGCATAAAATGGCAGCCATTCCATCGCAATTAACGTCGTTAGACTTCTTTGAGATCAAAGAATCCATCAGATCGTACCTCAGAACTAGAAAAGAGTTTACTGATTACGATTTTGAGGGTAGTTCTGCATCTTATTTGATCGACATACTTGCTTATAACACATATTACACAGCATTTAACGCTAACATGGCGTTAAACGAAGCATTTTTAGAGACTGCAACGGTTAGAGATAACATTGTAAGGATCGCAAAACAGTTAAATTATACTCCAAGGTCAATTAAAGCACCTAGAGCATGCGTGAAAGTCCTTGCACAGACTAGTGTTGGACTAAGTGGTACTAGTTTTCCAGAATTTGCCACTCTAAAGAAGGGTGATGTCTTTGTTGCAGACAATGATTTCGATTCTTATACCTTTGCATTGACTCAAGACATCCAAGTGCCTGTAGATAGTGGCACAGGGGTAGCAACTTTTGATAATGTATTAGTATATCAAGGTAATTTACTCAGTTATAACTACACAGTTGATTATACAAAGCGTCAGGACTACATTATTCCCGATGAAAAGGTTGATACAGGTCTTTTGACAGTAGATATTTCTCCAACTGAGCAATCTTCAGAGACAGATACCTATAGTCCAGCAACAAATGTCACAAATGCTGATGGTACTTCCAGAATTTACTATTTGGAAGAGACTGATGACATGAGATACCGTCTTGTTTTCGGAGATGGGTCAATTGGACGTAAATTAATCGATGGAGAATACATTACTATCTCATATGTCTCTACAGATGGGGTAGAAGCCAACGGTGCGAAGGGTTTTAACTTCATTGGTAACATAGTTGACAGTGATTTACGTGTTGTAAGTCCAAATGCTATTAGTTTAACTACTAAAGACGCTGCTCAAGACGGTGAAGACCGTGAAACATCACTATCAGTCAAGTTTAGAGCACCTAGAGCGTATGCAACTCAGAATAGGGCGGTTACTGAGAATGATTTTGAGCATATTGTCTCTGAAATCTACCCTCAAGCAGCATCTGTAACTGCTTTCGGTGGTGAGAAGTTAAATCCACCGATTTATGGAAAAGTTTACGTTGCAATTAGACCAAAAACAGGAAATAAGCTCAATGCGACTACAAAACAGAAGATTAAGAAGGATTTACTGAAGTATTCCATCGCTTCTATTGAGCCAGTCATCATTGACCCAACTATTTTCTATGTTTTACCGAAATCTTACGTTTATTACAATGGAAATGACACTAGTTTGACTGGTGCACAACTTGGAACTAAGATTTTACAAGGAATTGACGCATTTAACAAAAATGGATCAACAAACAGGTTTGGAAACCGTATAGACGGATCTAAATTCGGTGCAGTGATTGATAATGCTGATAATGCCATTTCTGGTAACGTAACTCAAATGACTTTGGGTCAAAATCTTGATAAATTTGCTTTTGGGCAAGTTTTCACACAATGTTTAGATTTTGGTAACCCACTTTATGATCCATCAGGTTATTCTGGCACTCCAGACAATGATGACGACGGAACTGGTGGAAATTGTAAGCCTTCCTTCTCTGTAGTCAAATCTGGGACATTTTATGCCACTGGATATACAGAAGATCTTGTAAATCTTACTTTGAGCGACGGATCTACGTCTGCACAGGTTTCAACACCTGGAATTAGCACAAGTACTACTAATCAAGTCTTAGTACCTGTAAATATAAGAGATGATGGTCGTGGGAACCTAATTCTCGTTACTGTAAGGGATGAAACTGAATTAACTCTTAATCCTTCAGTAGGAAGTGTTAATTATGCCAGTGGTCAAGTCTGTGTTGGTCCCGTAGCGATACAAGGAACCCCAGATGGCACTACAAGGTTGCCTATTCAGGTTTTACCTGCTGGTGGATCAATTTCAGTACCACCTGGCGTAGATCCTACAATCTTTAACCCACAAGTCAATCCAATTGACTACACAATCAACGATGTGTCAATCCCTACCTTCGATCCGAATAACTTTAATGGTTATAATTACGGTGATACAAGTGGGATAAATATTATTGATTATCCAAGTGATACTTTCGAGTATCCAGTCAGCGAATCCTGTTTCTAAGATAGATGCCGATTAC